ATGCCGCTTATCGACTACATCAAGAAATACTACAATGGCAATCAGGCATCCTTTGCCCGACTGACCGGCGTTCAGCCCGCCCAAGTGACGCAATGGCTGGATAAAAAATTCATTGTGGTGGATCACACTCTCTACAGCCCGCGTCGCAAACTCGGCACATAACTCTCCTTTTGTTCAGTTGTACCTGAACCATATGTGTGCAAAATCTGTTCTCTCGACCACTGCAAGCTCTGCGACGCTTTTCAGTTCTGTAAAAATCAATAAACTCCCCTGAAGCCCCGCCGCCGCTGGGCTTATCACGTTTACCGCCAGAACGCACTGGCACACAAACGATCCACCGCAACTCACATAAAATTTATTTTCACCTTATTTATCTGTGTGTTACGTTTTCCGTTAGATCCTTTATCGATCCTTCAAACTGAAAATTACTGAAATTCCTTTCAATCTTTTCAGTTTCCAGTCTCCGCAAAACTGCCAGTACTGGTGCGGGCTGGCGATATGATTTGAAGAAAAATAAAACTGAAAAATTTTTACGATCCAGAAACCGCAGGCGGGTGCGGTGTAGCGCCGTTTTTGTCTGCGAAAGATTTATTTTGTCAGCGTGTGGCGTCGTCAGCGTAACGTGACAACACAGATCCTTTTGCGGTGTTGCGCGGTAGTTGTCAGATAAAAGAAGCGCTTAGAATGCGTCTGGTGAGGTCTGGGAATGGGTACAAAAAAGCCCGCATTATGCACGGGCTGATGGGATGTTCAGGCGATGATGTTCTGGTACTTGCTCCGGGTCTGCCCGGCCTTCGCTGCTGTCTGGTTGAATGCGCCCGCGTTCGTCGGCGTACCGACACTGGGGTGTGAATGGCTTGCGCACTGCTGCGCCAGCTCTGCCAGTAAATCAATGGTGTCCAGCATCATGGTTAGCGTATTTACGCCCTCGCTACCGATATGCACGGTTGGCCCCATAATCTGCTGACCGCCCGCCGCCACGGATTTACGTAATGCGGCTATCTTTTCTGTCAGGGTTCCCCCCACATCAACATTCATGGCGCCGGCCACTTTCGTGGACTGCTTCCCGGCGATTTCGGTTTCTTCATTTCCTGTAATACTGGCCAGCCGGTTTCCTTTTACCGCCTGGCTGAAGTCGCCAGCACTGACCTGCTGTATGGCTCCGGCCATCAGCGTGGCGGTACCCAGTACTGTGATTTTATCCGTGGCTTTCACCGTGGTTTCACGGCTGACCAGTTCACGCCGTTCCGTGTCGGCTTTCACCGTCCGCGTCATTGATGTTTCACTGATGGTCTGATCCGTCTGGCGTATCCAGTCTCCTGCCTGTGTCACGCGTTGCGAGACTTCCGCGCGCTGCTGTTGCAGCTGTTCGCCGGGCTTAATGTCCGGCAGACTGGTGCCATCCGGCAGCGTCTGCCTGATAAAGGGCTTATCCGGCCTGCCGCCCGTAAATGCCACCTCGACCAGTGTCCCTTCAGGGGGAAACTGGAACATTCCTGAATCGTTACCTGCCATTGGCACCGGCAGCGGTACGGCGGAATATACCGGCGTCTGGTTGTCCGGGTTGCCGTCCGCATCAAGCAGCTGCACATCAACGGCGTACCGTGGCCGGAACGGGTCGGCAAAATTACCGCTTTTTACGGCCTCGCTGGGTGCCACCACCCTGGCCAGTTTGGGCAGGTGAAGACCTGAAGCCAGCTCCGGGTAATGGCTTTCTATCTGACGCTGCGCCGGTGTTTTCTGCAATGGCTGACCTGTGGCGCGGTTCCGTGGTGTCCAGGTGATGGTCATTGTGTCATTCGTCAGATGAACTTTGGTCACGCGCTCCCCGTTCACATCCACACCCGGACGCAGACTCTGGATCACCGGCAATGTCATGGAATTACCGCCCGCTGTTCCCTGGCTGAACTCTGCCGGGATTTCCACCGGGCGTCCGGCAAACAGCGCCTTTTCTGCGCCGCCGACATACAGCGAACCATCCGGCAATGGATACCAGATGTAATCCGTGATACTGAATGCCCTGCCCAGGTTATTCAGCAGCTGGTATCCCGTCCCGTTATGGGTGAAATGGGGGATCGGTTTATCACTGTACGGCACATCCGGTACCGCAATGCTGATCCCGCTGTTTTCCTCCAGCCATCCGGCCACATCGCGCAGTGTGGGATGCTGAAATGAGCATGGCCACATCCGCTCAAACACGCCAGCCAGCTCGCGGACAAACAGACGCTGATAACCGTTTTCGGCAGGCTGTGAGCGCTCCACATAGCCGGTAAACCAGCGCAGAAGTAAACCGGAATACCCCACATCCAGCCGTACCAGTTTGCCGGTGTAGTCTGTGGTCGTCTGTGCCGTAATAAAGCCACGTCCACAGCTGTTCAGCTCCAGCACCAGACTGGCGTCAGCCAGGTGTATTTCATCCGTTGAAAGGTAAAGGCGTTTTACTGGTTTCATCATTAACCTAAAGCATCATTGACGGGCTTCAGCACCCTGCGTTCAAACCACGTCAGTTTTTCTTCATCCTCTCCGGCACTCTGGCCACCGGATTGTCCCGTACTGCTGGCCGTCTGTTTTTTTGCCGTTGTTTTACCGGTTGCCCTGGCTTCCCGCTTCTCCTGTACGCTGACATGTTCCGCCAGGGTGAACGTGACCAGCCAGGCCATTTTCCCGTCCTGCTGCGGCGCATCCAGCATTCCGCTGAAGGTGGCCTCACGAAAATTCACTGCTCTGGCCACCTCATGCGCAACGCGGTATTTCATGCGTTTCCCGTCTGCATCGGTGGCGCTGGCCAGTTCAAAAATACGCTTCAGGATCTCCGGGTTTTTAAAGGGGATTTCGCCGCTGATACGCAGCTCTTTGCCCTTTGCCCCCTGCTCTGATTTGGTGGTCGCGCTGGTCTGGCCGGACTGGTCTTTATCCTGAAACTGCTGGGAAACGGTCACGCGCATGTTTTTCAGCAGAATGGCCTCACCATTAAGCGCCAGTGTCGGGATCGACGTCATGAATCATGCCCCTTATTCCATCAAGATTTTTTCCGGCCAGCATGATTGCCGCAGTATAAACGGCTGAAGGCTGCGGAATGTCCTTTACCAGCGCCAGAAGGGTGGCGGCGGTGTCGCCACTGGCCGTAAATACCCATGCCCTGGCGCTTTTCCCCTGCAAATCAGCAAGGCCGCTGGCCACATCGTTAATCAGGCTGTCACGCAGTTGCGTAAATTCCCCCAGCTGTTGTTTCAGCCCGTCCAGGCTGAATCCGGCGCCAGCCGCTTTCTGCGCCTCACTGACAGCGGCAGCGGATAACGCTGCCCTGCTGGTCGGAACGGACAGCGGAATGGCAACCGGCAGTCCTGCCCCAGCTTTCGCGGGGATCTGCATTTTCTCAGTAGCCAGTGTCGCCGCAGACTCAGCCAGACGTCTGACCTGGGTGAATGCGGGCGCGGGGAAAACATCCACCAGGCTGTTAAGCCCCTTCATGAAGTTTTCATGGGTCTGTCCCGTTACCATCATGATCACCACATCGGTATTGCCTCCCGTTCCGGCCAGCCTTTCCGCCAGATAATGGATTGCATTGACCGGACTCAGGTATGCCCCGTTATCGGTCTGCTGCCCCAGACCGTGAATCCACGGATGCGCCGGAACGACAGAACAATCCAGCGCAGCCAGAGAATCCGTAAAAGCCAGACGCGCTTCACGCCACATCCGGTACCTCCGGCCAGTCAGGGGAAGCTGTATCCACACGGTTAACCATGACGCTGTAGAGTTCCCATGCTTCCAGCCGTTTAATCTCTTCATCTGTGGCAATGTTCCGTTTTACCGCCCGCACCAGTGGTGCAATGGCTGATTCAGCCTCAGCAAGGCGGCGAACTTTTTCAGCTTCCGCCTTTTTACGCAGCTCTTCCGGCGAATAAACCCGTTGAACGACTTTACCGTCTTTAAACTGCCAGCCGCCTGAAATATCAGCGCGACGGTTTTCATCCGTATCAGGTAGCTCCGCCACGCTCTGGCCAGCAGGCCATAAACCGGAAATATCGCGCGTAATACACGTAATAACATCGTTATCGTCGTAGGTAATTTTCAGCGTGTCTGCTGAAAATAATTGCTGGCATGCATACCAGTCCTGACCATCCTCTGATTGTAGATGCGCCGCACCGGCGAATAATGTGTCGTCTGGTTCCGGTGTATACGGAATGAAATTTTTAATATTTAAAAACTGCTTGTTCTTTTTATTTTTTGCCGCTGTCATAATTATTCCTTCTTATACACTTGGGGCTGTCACCCACGTATCACCAACCAGATACTGAATGGGACGGTAATAAACCTTGTCATCACCACCTTCCATTTCCCAGCTACCGTCAGTATGGAACCCCGTCACCACCTGTCCGCCGCCAAGCTGAAAATCACGCCACAGACCGCCAGAAAGCGCCACGGGGCCAAGTCTGACCGCTTTTACTACATTGTTGTGAATCCAGGTACTTAACCAGCCATTTCCCCATACCGAACCAAAGATATCACCGTTATTCTGATAAATAGCGCCACCTATATTTAACGCGTTACAGTAGACGATACCGTTAACAGTAAATGAAATACTTCCGTCCGTATTTCGTTGACTGTATAAATGCCATCCCTGTTCATCGCTCAGCTCAATGACTGTTGGACGTTCTCCACCTCCCCACAGACTTAAACCAGCATTCAGTGCAGAATTGTTACCACTCGATAACGTCAGTGTTTTCCCGTTGCCGGCACGCACGACACCAGTAGCGCGAATATCTGCCAGCATGTGCAGCCCGGAATTGTCGATATAACCGACCTGGGCATTATTGGCATAAATACCCAGAACGCCGTCACTGTGCCACTTAAACCCTGTATCGTTATCGCCGAATACAATCGAATTACCGCCCAGTGCATTGTCAGTACCAATACCTAAAGCCCCATTAATCCGCCCCCCTGTAATCGGCAATGCACCCACATCACCGGCTGAAGGTTTATTTGCGGTGTTGTAGTCAATAACCCACGGGCGGCTGGTATTCGGTACCGTTCCCCAGTCCTGGCGCTTTGCGTTCGCGCCCATATGCGCGTAATAGTGCTGAAACCAGACTTCCCCGATTTTCTCAACAAACATATATCCGTAGCTGTACAGCTTGCTGCCATCCGGATAGGCCGGAAAATCAGCGACCGTATCAGAATTCGACACCGCCACCCGCCACCATCCTGGAGTATTAGCTGATGCCATCGTGCCGTTATCGGTAATCTGTCCAATGGCATCGGCGGAAATAGCCTTCACATCTGACGCCCACAGGGTGATATCCCCGGATAATGGATGCCCATTGACCTTACGGTCTGACGGGACACGCCCGTTCGCATTATCCATAGCCGCTTTAACCGCTTTCGGCGTTGCGGCCAGCATCTCCGACTCACTGTTCGTATCACTGCTTAACTGCACAAACCCTTTTTCGCGGGTTGTGGCGTCCGGATGGTTACGGGATTGTTCGTGTTTTCTCAGCGCATCGCTGGCCTGCTGCTCATTCAGCGTCCCTTTCGGGCGTAAATCCGTAATATTGCCGTTTTCATCAATACCCGCCACCGCAAACACATAATGCTGTACGCCGTTCTGCACATAATCCGCCAGGCTGTCAGCGACCGTAATGCGGGACTGCACACCCCACACGCTGGTAAGCGTTCCTGTCCAGGATACATCCAGCCAGACTTTGACCGGCCTGGTTGTCACGGTAATATTCAGGTTTTCTGCAAGCGTTGTGCGCAGCCCTGCCACATAGCCGGTACCTTTGGTCACATAAAACTGATTCCCGCTTTTCCCGACCAGATAGCCGTCACCAAAAAACGCCGCCGCCCCGAAGATGTCGATATTTTCCAGGCGCTGGCGCTCGTCCATTCCGGCCATACGCGCGGTAAAGTCAATCTGCCAGGTCTCAGCAGGCGTATTAATTCCGGTTTCAGCCTGTGCGCCGTTATATTCCATCAGAAACGAGCGCGTAAGCACGTTCCCCTGTTGCCCTTCAGCTGTTTTAAGTTTTTGCTGTAATGGCGCATGAACAATCATTGCCAGCGTACCGCTGGCTTTATTCAGCAATCCAATCCAGTTAAAGGAGAAATCCCCCACGTCCGCCCCCAGTACGACGGAATGCACCACGGCGTTGTCATTCACCACACCCGAACGGCTGACGGCCTGCCGGTGAACAATCTGTTCAGTCGGTGGCAGGGTTTCATTGCGGTCAACCGGCTGATCCGGATCAAGTCCCGGTACGTTAGCGAACACAAATTCATCCAGCAGGACAGGCTCCCCCGTGGCCCCCTGTTGCGCTTTCCACTGTTCAAATGCCAGTGTAATTGTTGTCTGTGACATATAATCCCCTTATAACCCTGCGCTGTACGTTGCGCTGCTGGTTTCCGTACCGCTCAGTGCTGCCGGATAAACCACATATTCCCCCTGATCCCATCCCGCCCGGATAGTCAGCCGTTCGGACGTGATCACTTCAAACTGGTAACGGCGGCATGTCCGCCCGTACTGCCGGATAATCTGGATCATCAACTGCGTGTTAGTCGCAATCTGGCTGTCCGTGACGCGAACCTGAATCACATCCCAGTCAATGCCCGGCTGGCGCTCCATCAGTTCAACGTACCCGATCCCCAGCCGCTCAAAGATACTGATAAATCCCTCAACAGAACCGGCGTCACGCGCATTCACGAAGGCATACGCCACACGCCTGCGGAACAGTTCCAGCGGCTCCCCGTCAAAGCGGGAAATGTCCCGGTCATACGCCAGCAGGTTAAGTAACGCCGGTGTACAGGTCAGCGGATCAAACTGGTTCAGTGGCCACGTCACCCAGCCGTGTACCTCCGCCCAGAATCGCCGCGCCGTTTGCAGCAGTTTTCGCGGCTCGCCCCTGTCCATCCAGGAGGGAAGTACCATTCCGGCCAGTTTTTTCATGAACTCATTCATTCTCAATACTCACCACAAGCGATTTCAGGCGCGGCACATTCAGCTCACTGGCAATGTCATCCAGCGAAAAATTCAGCGATTCCGTTACCGGAAAGTTTTTATGGATTTCGCGCCCCAGCTGCGAGAAGGAGAACCGTGAATACGGCCACGTCCTTCTGACGTCATAGTCCGTATTTTCCCGGAAGGCGCACCGGATCAGGTTTTCAATACCGTCCTTCAGGCGCTTCTGTTCATCATCACTGATGTTGTTCAGGTTCCTGACCCAGACAGTGACCGCCAGATCGTGCAGGGTTTCCGGCATGGCATAACACTGCATATCGTCCCCGTGGCCGTGATGCCCCTGCGTGTTGATATAGTCATTCACGGCATCCACAAACGGCGCAGAAGCCACGCCGCTGTCCAGCAATAAATAGGCGTTGGCTGTCCCCGGCCCCCTCGGTGCTTCGTGCTCAAAGAAAATCCGGTCAATGCTCAGTCCGGCAACACCGGCTATCATCGACCGGTACACCGCGTCCGTGTGGTAGTTGCCCACCAGGTTAAACTGGTTACGGCAACGCTCACGCAGCTCATCATCGCTTTCCTCATCCGCGCCCGGTACGGTCAGCCAGTTCTCTTCACTGGCCACATGGCTGATGCCGTCCACGGCCACCGGCAGAATGCGGTAATATCCCGGCGCAAGGTTATATGCGCCGCCCGTTCCCGTTGCCTTTACCGGCAGCAGTGCGCTGGCGGTACCGGAGGCGATCACCACATCTTCCGTGATGGCCAGTTCATACACCCTGCCGTTAATACGTTCTGTCTGTATCACCGTTCCGGCCTTCACCGTCACCACGGCGCTGGCGTCTTCCTTGTAAAAACGGATAACGCCCTGTGCAGCGCTGGCGGGCTTCGGCGTGATATTCACCGCCCATGCCAGCAGCCGTAACATGCTTCCACTGGCCGTGGCCACAAACATATTTGCCAGTACGGTGGAGATCAGAACCTCCTTCAGCCACATCACCGGCGCGGTTACAATGGCCGTGACCAGTCGCCAGAACGGAGACATACGGGAGGTATTCGTGATAATTCCCTCCTCCGTCGCAATGGCATTAAAGCGATCGCGAATCTCTTCTTCCGTCACCGGCATACCGCTGGCTTTCACCACCTCTTCAAAGTCAACCTGTGGCTTTTCCGTCATAAATCCACCTGTACCGATATTCCGCCAAAGTCATAAGTACTGGCCGTGATCCACAACCGTGTCCGGCTTTCTTCACCGATTTCCACCGTCCCCGGAACGATGCGCTCATCATCTTCAATCAGTAATTCCATGCGGGTAAAAATATCTGCCCGCATGGTCGGGCTTCTCTCGGCAATTAATTCCGTTGCCAGACCGCTTTCAATAATGGAATGAATAATGTCCTGCCCGATACTTTTACGGTTATTACATAATTCAGGTTCATTACCGGTATTCAGGACAAAGTCATTCCCCTGAATTAATAAATCAACATACAGGATTTCATTCATACGCCCAGCTCCTGAAACTCCATTAACTGCCCCGGCGTTATCATTTCTTTTGGATAGATATTGACAGTATTAATTTTCCGGCTGTTATCCGTCACAGACCTTGAGTTATTACTGACAGATTTACTGATACCACCTTTATCAATTCCTTTTAGCTCGCCACCTGTAGATAAATTATTTACTGTTAATGGTGGCGAAGAGGTTTCATTAGCCATTGAGATATCAACGCCGGGTATTTTATTCAGCTTCTCAACAATCCAGTTCCACGATTTCAGAAAACCACCTTTAACGGACTGCCAGACATTATCAAACATGGATACAATACCCGACGCCAGTCCACTTAATGCCTGTGAGGGTGAAAACCCTGTTAATAGCGCAATAAAACTGTTCCAGCCTTCACTGATAAATTGCCATGCTGTGGAAAACACCCCGGCCAGCCACGCCACCACCCTGGCACATGCCTGAAACGCGGATGTTTCCATAACAGCTGCTTTCACCGTATCCCAGTGTTTAATCAGCAACCAGCAACCCGCCGCAAGCAACGTTATCGCCCCGATCACAAGCAAGACCGGCCAGCTCATAAGATTAATACCGATTCCGGCCATGATTGCCGCCATACGAACGGCCAGCAACGCTCCGCGCAAAAATTTAAGCGTCGCATTCCAGGCGATAACAGCAATTTGTGCCAACCATACCATTGCCGTATATGCTTTCGTGACGGCGGTCATGGCAACCCAGATCCCGCGTAAACCTGCCATGATGAACTTAGAAGCGCCCATCACAATATTGGCAACCGCGCCCACTGCCGCAAACCCCAGCAACGCCATAGCGGCGTAGCCGATAACACGGGCAATGTTGGGAAATAGCTGCATCCATCTGGCAAATGTCTGTCCCATATCCGCCAGACGATTCAGCACCGGATACAATACCGGGATTAGTGTCAGCCCTATTACGGTCTGAATAGCTTTCAGGATTTGTACAAACCGATCCCACGGTTTCACCAGTTTACTGGCCATCTCCTGCGTACGTTTCAGACCGTCAGATCCGCCCAGTTCGGTGATGTTCCTCTGGAGAAGCGCCACATTACCGTAAAGGTGTTTGACCACAGCCGAACTGTCACCGAATGCCGCATCCAGTTCCGCCTGGGCTTTCAGATTCCCTTCCAGGCTCTTGCCGTATTTGCCCTGCAATTTAATCAGCATCTCAGGCATGGACAGCATTTTGCCGGTGGCATCCGTAAAGGACAGACCCAGTTTTTTTGCCCCTTCAACTGCCCCCGTCATAAAGCCTTCGTAAGCGCTGCTGGCTTCCGTTCCCAGCGTGCGGTTAAGCTGCCCCAGTACGGCCAGCTGTTCATCCAGTCCGACGCCGTAGTTGGTACCGACGCCCCGCGCCCCTTCCATCAGGTCTTTGATAGTGCCCATTTCGGTACCGAAGACCTTGCGCATATACACCATTTTTCCGGCCAGCTGCTCAGCGAACTGAACCTTGCCCAGACGCTCCGCATCGGCGGAAAAATTACCAAACATCTGCCCCATAAATTCCGCCGTTTCTGCGGCGGTGGATTTCAGGGCAAACGCCAGGGTATTAGCAACTTTTGTCACTTTCGGCAGTTCATTACCGGTCAGCCCGGCAATAGCGGAATTAATACTTTCAGTGGACTGAACAAATTCCACCGCACTGGCGCCATAAGTTGTACTGAAGCGCAGCGCATCCCGCTGTACGGCTTTTAATGCCTGATCATCAATCCCTTTTGATGCTGCATCATTCAGCGCATCATACATTTCAATTGCCGGTGATAACGCACCCCGTATGGCCATTCCTGTACCCGCTAAAGCCATCACACCACCGCCAATCTGCATAAAGGCCACTTTTGATTTTTCCGCAAAGCCGGTGACGCTGCTCTGTGCCTGTTTTAACGGGCGGGACAACTTATCAATCAGGCTTAATGTAAAATCTAACTGTTTCATTCTGTGCCTTTAAATGCTTTAGCCACACCATTGGCCACAGCAATTCCTGTATATTCCCAGTGACGGTTATCCAGCCAGATAGCCGCAGCAATATCGTCAACGGAATCCTGACCATGTGGTAAATAATGACGGCGAAGTATTAAATATTGTTCGAGTCCGTTCTGTTCAATTGCCCGGACTCGCTTTGTCAGTTTTTTACTTCAATTTCCAGTTCAGGGGCGTAAATATCATTAATCTTACTGACAAGCTGAAGCGCAGCGCCCGGACGTTTTAATATTTCAGCTAAAGCTTCCTTGCTTTCCGTTGCAACAATACGCGTCAGGTAGTTATGCGCAGGTGCCACTTTATTGTCCATTGCCATTTCATTAATAAACTTATTATAGGCGGTCTGATTTGGTTCAAAAATAATATCAGTCCCACAGACACACAGTTTAATTTTTTCCATATAAAAGACTCTCTCTACGATTAATTTCATCTATTAACTGATTATGGCGTGCTGCGCACTGACCATAAATTTCAAGATACGCATTCAACAGTTCCGCAGCATCTTTACCCGTAGTCCCTTTCAGGCGTGGCAGCTGCGTGACGCATTTAGTTTTCAGGTTTTCCTGATAACGCACGTTCGGTACTGGCGGCGGCGTCGTTGTACATGCGGACAAAGTCGTCAGACAGGCACACGTTAGTAAACACCGGCTTAACCACCTCCGTACGAATTTCACGCGGCGGTGCATTTTTCAAAGCCTCCAGTTGTTCTTCCAGTTTTCGCCCGGATTCACTGGCCATGCTCGCCAGCGTTTCCCCGGTAGCGCTGGCTGACCGGCTGATGGCCAGATCGATACTGTCACGCTGCCAGTTAGCCGCCTTCCAGCCTGCCCAGAAGGCCAGAACAACCGTTATAAGCCAGCCCGCCACCACACGATCCATCAGCGAACCCCATCATGTTCCAGACTGAAATGATTACCATCCGGCCTGGATTTGAAGCGCCCGCCCCAGCTGCCGCCCAGTGACTCCCAGTATTCGCCCAGCGGCAGGTAATCCTCTGTCCTGGTCTGGTACTGGCCGTTAACAAACAGGTTAAAATCCACTGCCAGACGCCGTGTATGCAGACTGTTGGTAATACCGCTGCCCTTTTTCGCGTTCAGCGCCGCCTGTTCCGGCGTGCGGTACGCCTCCCCGAACGTCAGCCGGTAGCCGTGTTCTTCTGCCCAGTGGATCAGATTTGCCACCATAACGGTAAACAGCTGCTGTTTTTCACTCAGTGTCATTTGTCAGCCCCCTTCCCCAGAAAACCGATCCCTTTCTTACGTAGCCAGGCTTCAACACCATTAAGGCCAAGAATCCCCAACGCTGAACCAATGCCGGCAAGCGCAAGCGGATGGATATCCGGTACGAAGTAAAGCGCCACCCCTGCTGCTACTGATAACGCGCTGCCCACAATGACACGCCCCAGCACCAGACGGGCCGTGATCGGCTCGTCACTGTTCAGCATCTTGCCCAGGGCAATCAGCGCCCCCATAATTGCCAGCGCAATAAACCCTTTTTCGTAGTCCTGCATCCCTTTTCCTTACCCGATCAGATTTTCCGTAGCTTCCGCTTCCAGATACGGAACCCCGTTGATGTTGACGAACTTCGGACTGGTCACGAAGTATTTAATTTTGTGCGTGGATACGCTGCCGCCTTTTGGATCAATATCCAGCAGATTGCTTAACTGCAATTTATTGCCGAACGTCTCGACCTTCACTTCTTCACTGCCTGCTTTGGCGTAGAAAAGAAAATCCAGCGGTTCAATACCTCGCCACGAACCTGCGGCGCGGGCTTTGGCTGTCAGTACCTGAAGCACTTTAGAACTGACTTCAATTTCTCCCTCTGCGGCCACATCACCATCAACATGGCCGTCCGGCACACCACGGGTCTGGGCGGCGGCGCTGTTATCCGTGATATCCAGCGAAATTTTTTCTATATGGATCAGTTCACCATCGATGTAGGCATCAAATGACATGCCTGAAATACGTTTGGTCATGCTGCGGCCTCCAGACTGGCATCCAGTAACAGACTGATAGTGATTTGCAGCGGCACTTCATACGTGCGTACCACAATGTAAATATCCACCGCCTTCTTGCTCTTCCAGACAATAGAGACATCTCCATCCTGCGGCGGCTTCACCTCTCCCGGAAACGACACACCGTTAATGTTGGCCGCCGTGGACATTTCGCGCAGTGGGCGGGCAAACAACGTCTGGTGTGCCGCGATGCTGCCCGGCGTACTGTTCAGCGAACGATCGGCAATTTTACCGATAGCCAGCAGGCGGACACGACGGGCGGCCTTATCCACAATACGTAGCGTCTCAATGGACTGATAATCACCCCCTTCCACATCCAGCGTACGTCCGTCAGCCCAGTAAAAGCCGTCATAATCCGGATACCACATCGGCACGCTGTAGCGCTGCGCTTCCAGCGCTTTAAGGGTGGCCAGCTCCAGTGTTTTCCCGGTGCCATCTTCCGGCAGTTCATCGCTGCCCAGATTAAGCAACGCCCCGGTTTTCACCCTCGCCGGACTGTCAGCAACCGTCACCGCCCGGTTACACAGGCGACCGGCCAGCACGCCCGGTTCATTCCCCCACAGACGCGGAACCAGCTGAACCGCTTTCTCTGCAATACCCTGCTGAAGGGTGGACAGACGTTTCAGATAATCCGCCTGGGCTTCATCCTCCTGCATACCCTGTACGGCCAGGATGAACCATACCCAGCGCCCGTATTGCGCAATCAGTTCAGATCTCAGCGTTGCCGCCTGGTTAATCTGTTCTTTTGCCGCCACATCATCCGACAGCACCACGCCTTCCACCGAGCAGGAAACCTGTGCAGCTTTGACGGCATCCACCCACGCGCCCGGCTCACTGTCTGCGGCCAGTACATGAACAAATCCCCACCAGTTCTGGCCGGCGTTCGCCATTGCCGCCAGTACATCGCTTTTTAACGGGCTGTTCCCCTCGCCCAGTAGTGCGTTAAAGTCACTCTGTGCATTAACAGCCAGCGTTTTACCCACATTTTTGGTACCCGTACCGATAAACAGCAACGTGCGCTCCACCTCGTTGGTTTCACCCAGTAACTGGTTTACCTGGTTAACGGTCACGGTTGGCCAGGTCATGTTTTCCCCTTAATATCCTGCGCCTTTACATTCCAGCCAAAGCCTATAGCCTGAAGCTGACGCGCCAGCGCTTTATCAAATTCATCGTCATTCATGCCCAGAAACACGCGGGCAGGAAGATCCACAGTCCAGCTGGTTTTCACTGCTTTACCACTCAGCTTTCGAATCAATAATCCGGCCTGGCTGTATGGCATCGTCCGCGTGATATCGCCCAGCGTGGGCTTTTTCCAGCGTTTTCCGGTTCTCACCCGATACCCCAGCGCACGCAGTTTTTTAGCCTGGGCAGGTGTCGCCATTTTTCCGGCGTCCGCCTTACGTGGCTGACTGCTGCGGCTGACCTTTACCCGCATTCCGTTTTGTTGCGCATAACCTACGGTTCCTGCCGGAACCGGCGTTTCCCCGTTCCGGTACCCGCCGCCCTGCAAATAGATCCGTACGGCCTGAATCTCAGGCATTTCACGGATATGAAGCAGCTTTGGCAGGTTACGCAGCATCTTCCCTTTGCGTTTTGTCTTACGTCCCGGCCATTTCTGGCCGTCCGGGGATTCCTGGTTACGAACATGTCTTTTTGCCGCAGCAATTACGCCATATTTCGCCAGACGCCAGATCAGCCGCTGGCGCTTCTGCGGTGGCAACTCCATACTGGCCAGCGCCTTACGTAATTCAGTCAGCTGTTTTTTATTCAGCTCGCCACCGGCTATCATATTTCCCCGCTCACCGGCGCCCCGGTTTCATCCACACTAAAAATGCTGGCAGTTAACGCCGTCCAGATTTCAGGCTCTGCCAGTGACCAGCGCTCACCACGCCACGGAATAGCCCCGTTTTCGTCCTGCCTGATCACCAGTTCTTCCACCATCGGAACGGTCAGCACCACAGTGGCGGTTTCCTCATCTTCCACTGACACATCCCAGTCAGGTTCGGCTTCACTCAGCCCTACTTCATCCAGCAGGTCTCTGTCTGCATCGTCCAGCCACGCCGCCAGTAAGGACATAAGCAACTGCGGCGGACACAGGCGATAGGGAAAACGCGCCCAGCTCAGAACTGCGTCATACCGAATAACCGCCTGGCGATATTGCCCCAGTCCGTAATCCTTCGCGGCGGGGATGAACTTCATTTCATCCAGTACGCTGTCAAATGACTGCATCGCCCGCGGAGGAACGTTCTCCTGAAAAAAAGCGGTCAGGCTTTGGATCTGCGTCTGGCTCATACTTTTTTCACCGTTGCCCGTTTAAGCCCCTTCATGCGACGGATCACCACGGACGCCTCAGCCAGTAACCCGGCCCGTGTCTCCTGGCTTTCCTGCCCCGGATGGGTATCACGCCGTCCGATAGTGGCGAACTCACCCAACAGATCCGCTTTTGCCCTGGCAAAAACGGCTTTCATGTACTGGGCGCACAGGCTGTTAAGTCCGCCCATCTTTACACCCGGCACATCTGCCGCCAGCGTATGGCCTTTCGCTTTCCAGCTGGCCTCCACGTTTTCCAGATCGGCATTCACCTCCGCGACAGCGGCAAGCAGCGCCTGGCGGATGGTGTCAGCGTCAATATCTGGCGGTAGTGACCGCTGCGCCTGAAAATCCTTCAGATTCAGATCCGGCCAGAAACCATTATTGGCCAGCGGCTCGTCCTGATAATCCAGCGGTTTTCCACTAAACATAAATCCCCCGAAAAAGGCGGACTGACCGGTTTCCACGGCGCAATGACACACAAGGTGTTTTGCCCTCCACCGCGTCCGCCTGGCGTACGGTAGTCTTTACCCCTGCGTCAGTTTTCGGACACGGGCGGCAATGGTCTGCCGCGCTGTTCTGACGCCAATTTTTGAGTAGTGTTTTTCTGCGATGGCCAGTAAATGATCGGCTTTTTCCAGCGTTTCAATATCATCCACACCCGCAGCAGTTTGCTGGCCATCCTCATTGCGCAGCAGCTCCAGCCCCGCAAATTTGTACCACTTGGCTGTTACCTGCTCATGCAGTCGCCATACCCCTGCCACACGTTCAAACGTACGGGAGAAATACGGCTCAATACTTTCTCCGCGCCCGGCGCTTTCCTGCGCCCATGCCAGCATCGTATCGGCCACAAACGTGGGAAAATTGCTGCGTAACTGATCCGGTGTGGCCTGTTGCTGACTGATTGCGATATCAGCCCATTCCAGCGCCTGATCCAGCTCGCCCACGTCAAACAGCCAGATAACACACCAGGCAAATACCGGATTGGCGTACACCTGCTTGCTTTCCAGATACGCTTCAACAGTCGGTACCCAGCGCGGCAGCAACACATCCCTTTTAAACTCAATGCGATCCGCGATTGTCGGCAGGCTGCGTACGTGCCCCACATCCGTTTCCAGCGCTTTGACCAGAAGGTGCATACTTTCCGTGGTTTCCAGCACCTGGTTTCGCTTCAGCTTTTGTTCCATCGCAATGCGCTGGCTGTGACGCTGCGCGGGAGAAAGTGCCATTTATCAGCCCTCCGCTGGTTCGGAAACCTTGCCGATAGTTACGGCGGATTCATCAATGGCCGCATACAGTTCCGGCACTTCCACCGCATATCCTTCATTGCGCAGGTATTTGTTTTCGAACTGCTTACGGTCTTCCACAAACTCCACCTTACGCATACGGGTATTGCGCTGGGTATAGATGTGCAGATTTTTCAGCGGCGTCACCACCATGCGTTTTCCCGGCATAAAAGGCGGGATAATGGCCGGACGGCCAGCAATAGTATTTCCCAGCATCTGCGCCGCGATTTTTTCAGTAGGACGGTCTGCGGCCTGATACAGGCGATACTGTTCAGCGGCAACCAGATCAGCCCCCACCAGAACCACCAGACGCGGGTCATTACGGAACTGCGCCGGAATTTTGGCGTTAATCAGGTCTGAAGCCATTGCATCCAGTGACTTGTAATCCCCGGCCACATCCAGCACCACCGGATCGGTCATAATCTGATTCCCGCCCAGCAGCGCTTTCATGCGCTCATGCCAGCCGATATTCACGTCCTCACCGTTCGGGTTAGCTTCGGGATCAGTGGTTTTTGCGCGGCTCTTACCGTTAAAGCCGATACGCAGCATATCCAGCGCAAAAGCCTGCGTGGTGAATGCCTGGACAAGATTGTAAAACTCGTTTTCATCCTTACCGGCGTTTGCCCATACCGAAAGCAGATCCCAGCGCAACGCAGCGCAGCTGTCTGTTTCAACCAGTGAATAGTCGTTTCCGTCCACACCAACCTGGCGAATAAAACGGCCACTTTCACTACGTCCTGTGTGTAACACGGAGGAACCAACGGAAATCACCTGTCCACTAAGCTGATCAACATCCAGACAGGTAAGCATGTCCAGGAATTCGACGGACTCCAGCAGCGCAAGACGCAGCGCATTTTCCTGCGGGTTATTCAGGGAAAAATAACGACTGGCATCACGCGCCCCAAACTGCTGCGCCATGCCCGCCGAATATCCGTCCAGTAATTCCCGCGCACGGTTATTAAGGTGCATAAAACTCCCTCGCGATTAAGCGATAATAAAAATATTTGAAACTACTCAGCGCTAAAGTGAATTACAGGAAATTAAACTTCCCGGCTTTCTCTGAAATTTTGCGGCCTGGTGTACGAGCTGATTTATTTCCCAAATCGTTAAAACGCTTAACGATATCTTTTGCATTATCACGAATGGCGGCAAATTCTTCTGTATCCACCACTTCCGCAATAGTATCCACATCACCCTGAACATCATTCAGTTGATTTTCAATTTTGGCCACACGGCCTTCCAGTTCGTTTACCGCGTTTGCCAGTGCCTGTAGCTTATCATCACCCTGCGCGGTATCATCTGGCGGCGTTTCATCTTCAAACTTCGGTTTAATACCAAACAATTTTTGCCAGTTCTTCATTCTTTCTTCCTGTTTTATTTTTCCATCACGGGAAATTACACAGCCGTAATAACCCTGCTTAGATAATTTTTTGCGCCGACTGCTAAAGCGCAGCCGTGTGGTGCCAACACTGGCTGGCGTGTCTGTTACTGCCAGTCCTTTCAGGTAAGTCCGTCCGCTACCGCGCCAGTTCTCCTCCGGCTCAATGGAAAAGAACAAAAGCTGATCTTCATGATTGGCGAAAATCAGACGTATATTTGGGCATAAACTGACATACAACCGCGCCAGTCCATCTTCACCATCATTCCAGGTGGCCTCCAGAACTTCGCCAAAATTACCGTAATCGTCCTCATGCTCTGGCCAGATTAAAGCGACCCAGTGGTTATAGTCATAGGTTTCCCCCATATCGATAATCCACTGGCGTTTAATTATCCTGCCGTCAACGGTATCCCCTTCAGTAGCAACACACAGCCAGTCAGTTTTTAAATGTGACATATCCCCCCTGTTCCACTTCCTGACGCTGCAAATCAATTATTGCCAAATAAAACCATTGCTGCATTACGTTTTATTCTGAACAGTTCGGATATAACGCTTTACCGAATGCAGACGAATTATCACCACCGTTTTTTTATTACAGCCACGGCATAATTACCGCATGGCTAAATACTCTGAAGAATTAAAAGGCGTTGTCCGCGCACTTTATCTGCGCCGCTATACGCCAAAAGAAATTGCATCTGAATTAAATCTGCCGAATGTGCGGATCGTTTACTACTGGGCTGAAAAATACAGCTGGGCTGATTTGCTCAGTTTTGAAAGCACTGAAGAGGCTATCGACCGCCGCTACCAGCTACTTGCCAGCCGGGATAACAAAACCGATCTCGACCTGAAAGAGATGGACATGCTCATTGCTCACGCCACAAAACTACGTGCACAAAGCAATAAGCATAAAGAGAAGATGGCCAGCGGTCAGAACTCCGGGCAGGCAGATACGCGGGACAGCAATGACGACGAACCCCGCCGCAAACGGAAATACAAGAAAAACGATATTTCCTCGCTAACGCAGGAGGATTTTGACGCTTGGGCTGACGAACACCTGTTTGAATATCAGAAACACCTGCGCCGGAACATTGGCCAGTTGGTCAGAAACATCCTCAAAAGCCGCCAGATTGGTGCGACCTGGTATTTTGCGTTTGAGGCGTTTGAAAACGCAGTCATGACCGGCGATCCACAAATCTTCCTGTCGGCATCAAAGGCGCAGGCGGAAGTGTTCCGGTCTTACATCGTAAATATTGCTGAACAGTATTTCGGGATCACGCTGACCGGCAACCCTATCCGCTTGTCCAACGGCGCGGAGCTGCGCTTCCTGTCCACAAACAAAAACACCGCCCAGTCCTACAGTGGTCATCTGTACTGTGATGAATATTTCTGGGTTCCAAATTTCACAAAACTAAATGAAGTGTCCAGCGCAATGGCCACGCATGACAAATGGCGCACCACCTACTTTTCAACACCGTCAGCTAAAACGCACCAGGCGTACCCGTTCTGGACAGGCGATGAATGGAAACAGGGCAGTAAAAAACGTACTGCCATTAAGTTTCCGACCTTTAATGAATTGCGCGACGGCGGGCGGGTATGTCCGGATGGCCAGTGGCGCTACGTCATTACGATGGAGGATGCCATTGCGGGCGGCTTCAATCTGGCCAACATCGAGAAGCTGCGCAACCGCTACAACACAGCCACTTTCAACATGCTCTATATGTGTGTGTTCGTGGACAGTAAAGATTCCGTTTTCAGCTTTTCCGACCTGGAAGCCTGCGGCGTGGAGGTGGATACCTGGCAGGATCATAACCCGGACGCCGCGCGGCCATTTGGTGACAGGCCCGTATGGGGCGGCTTTGACCCGGCTCGCAGCGGGGATTTGTCCTGTTTTGTGATTGTGGCGCCGCCGATGTTCGCCGTGGAGAAATTCCGCGTTCTGAAGGTGATTTACTGGAAAGGAATGAACTTCCGGTACCAGGCAAAGCAGATCGAGCAGCTGTTTAAAAAATACAACTTCACCTATCTGGGCGTGGACGTTACCGGCATTGGCCAGGGCGTTTTTGACAACATTCAGCATTTTGCCATGCGTGTGGCCGTCGCCATTCGTTACGACCTGAACACGAAAAATCAGCTGGTACTGAAGGCGGCTGACGTGGTCGAAAGCCAGCGAATTGAATGGGACAAAAACCTGAAAGAGATCCCGGCCAGCTTTATGTCCGTACGCCGCACAACCACACAAAGCGGCAATGCCATGACATTTGTTGCAGACCGTAGCCTGGACACAGGACACGCCGAAGCGTTCTGGGCGATAACCCACGCCCTGCATAACGAACCTCTGAACTATGAAAATAAACCTAAATCACGCTGGAATTTAAGGAACAAGGCAGCATGAGTAAAAAGAAACACTTCGTTAAGCGCGACCAGCGCGGCGATAAGTCAAAAAAAATGAGCATCATTACGTTCGGCAAACCGGAACCTGTTCTGACCACCGGCACTGACTACCGGGATATCTGGTACGACAATGCCGCCGATCATTTTACCCAGCCAATTGACCGGCTGGCACTGGCACAACTGATTAACCTTAACGGTCAACATGGCGGCATCATCCACGCCCGTAAAAACATGATTGTGTCTGATTATCTGTCTGGCGGCCTGACTTACGACCAGCTGGAAGCCGCAGCTTTTGACTACATCACATTTGGGGATATTGCGCTTGGAAAAGTTCGTAACGGATGGGGAGACGTGATCGGACTGGAACCCTTACCCGGCCTCTATATCCGACGCAGGAAAGACAGGAACAACGCAACTGATCAACCTGGTGATTACGTGGTGCTACAGGAAGGCGAACCGCAGATATGGCCTGAAGAAGATATCATCTTCATCAAAATGTATGACCCGCAACAGCATATTTACGGACTGCCGGACTACATCGGCGGCGTACATTCTGCATTACTCAACAGTGAAGCGGTCATTTTCCGGCGCCGTTACTACCACAATGGCGCCCACACTGGCGGCATTCTCTACACGCGCGATCCCAGCATGACGGATGAAATGGAAGAGGAAATTGAACAGCAGCTGCGTGACAGCAAAGGGATCGGCAACTTCTCCACCATCCTGGTAAACATTCCCGGTGGAGACGGTGACGCCATCAAATTCATTGAAATGGGGGATATTTCCGCTAAGGATGAATTTGCCAACATCAAGAATATCAGCGCCCAGGACATTCTGAACGCGCACCGTTTTCCTGCCGGACTCGCCGGCATTGTCCCGCAAAATACTGCCGGACTGGGTGACGTAGAAAAGGTCGAACGGATTTATAAAAAAAGCGAAGTCGCCCCTGTTCAACGCCGGTTTATGATGGCCGTAAACAATGATCCAGAAATACCGGAAAGGCTACACCTTAACTTTGATTTAAGTTACGCAGAATCAACGGATAAGGGTGCAGCATGAGTCAAAAAAGGCTAAAATCCAGGCATCATTTAACAGCTGGAGCATGGAATATGCGAGTTCTGAAAATCGAATGCCCGGAATGCGGCTCAAAAGCTGTTATTCGTAAAACGAACCGGAAACACCGGCAGATTGCCGATATTTACTGCGCCTGTTCAGATGTTGAGTGTGGCCACACGTTTGTTATGAATCTGACGTTCTCCCACACTCTCAGCCCAAGCGCTAAAACAGGTGATGCTATGGTGCAAAAAATACTGAATGCCCTTTCACCCGATCAGCGTCAGATGGCATTAGACCTACTGAAAGCGACTCCTGCCGCCTGATAAGCCCCCTTTTTGGGGGCTTTTGCCTTCATATTCATCAAGCTTATTTTCCAGATCCGAAGTCAATTCGCTCAGCCAGGCCAGTGCTATATCTTTTTCACAGCCAGTGCACTTACTGTTTGCAATCAACCGGGTAAACAAAGCAATCCGTTGCAATGCGATGGTTTCCAAAAACAAATCCTGCACAAGCATCCTCCTAAAAACGAATAACTGTATATAATTACAGTATACATTTAAGCACAAAATGTAAAAGGGATTTTTCCTGCTATTTAGTGATAAGCGGTTACCTTTCACAGACTTAAAACTAAAACCATCCCGGCCACAGCTCCTGCATTGGCTCGTTTTGCTTCTCCTGTAGTCGCCCGTTCCGGTAAATGAGTGCAGACTGACCGAAACGAAGCCCTCCACCTCGTTCCAGAATGTCTATTTCTTCATCAGAACCATCAAACCCCCGGCTGCGCAATTCCAGTTTTAACCGTCTGCGGGTTCCACCCTCCGTACAGTTATTGACAGAACTCCAAGGGGCGGCGTTGCCGCCAGAAAAACCCGCCTCCGCTGGCGCTTCGGCCAACTTCGCAACCTTTTGCCACTTAACCAGACGGGTACAAACTTCTGAATCAGGAACCAAAGGAGAATAAACACCCTGTACGCGCTGCACATCCTCCGCATATTCGTTACCCTGTTCCGTAATTTCATAGGCCAGACGAACAACCAGATCACGGCGGGCAACCAGTGCGCCGCCCTGCGCCTGGGTATATGCAGCCCAGTCCCCGACATCAGCAGCAGCCAGAACCGCATCCATTCTGCGATCGGTCAGCACCTGATCCCGCAACCGACGAAGCTCACGCCAGACTGTCACCGGCGCACCGCCAATCTGCTGAAACTGGCGAATGCGCCAGCGTGAAGCCCATGCAGAAACGGATTTAGCCATATCCCGCAGGTTTTCACCGGTTTCTTCGTCCTGCTCGCCATCCAGCGCAAATCCATCAATGTTTTTAGAAATGTATTTGGCGATGTAGCCCGTCGCTGACCCTTTAGCGGGATCGATGGCTTCAACATGGAAACGTGCCTTTAGCGCATTTGGCGTTTGCAGTTCTTCGGAGTCGGTAATTCTGGCGTGATAACAAAGAATATCTCGCACCGTGTCCACGTCCTGCGGGCGCATGAACAGCAACATATGCCAGTGCGGTGTCCCGTCATGGTGAGGTTCGACAACCCTGAACCCAAATACATGGATACCCGCACGCGAGATCGCGGCGCGGGCTTTTGCCCATACGCCACATAAATAGCGCTGGGTATCCTGCGGCGTACTTCCATCCCATTGCGATACAAAGCCCCCTTTGCTGTGTACCGCATGGAAACGAGATGGCGCGGTGATAGTGTAAAACTCACCGGCCAGCCCTTCTTCATTGGCCATATCTTCAAATCCTCGCATTCTTACCATTAGCTCACAGCGACGGATCGCCGGATTTGCAACGCTGCGGTGTACCATGCTGTCCAGTGCAATGCGCAGCCCTTCATCATTCAGCAGATCAAACCTTTTAAAGAACTCCAGATTTCGCTTTTTCTGTTCTATCCATTCCCCCAGGGTTTTACGGGATACATAAGCGCTGGCCGCTTTCTGCACCTGCCCCACGGCTATGGCCATATGCTCACGCTGTACGTCACGCGCTCGCTTCAGGCGCAGATACCACCATTCAGGTGCCATCATGCGAAGAATGCCGGATTCAGCCTTACGTGTTTCCAGTTGCCCGGCATTGGCTTCATGTTCTGCCCAGTATGGCGGCTGATTATTCAGCATCAGACTGCACGCACAAAGATAGCGATAAGACTCCATCGTTCGGCGGTGCAGCTCTTTAGGGTCGTCAGTGCCGGAATCAAACCGTTCGGTGAAGTCATACAGCGACTGGGAGATCCAGCCAGATATCTGGCCAGCCAGTTTTTTAAGTTCCGGGCGGTCAAGTGACGGCAGGCGTTCCAGCGACTTGCCAAAAGGAAGGTCTATTGCATCAGCGGCCAGCTTATAACGAGCAGCCACTTTGCGCAGACGTGGCAATACATTCCCTCCAATAGTCTGACGCAGGAATGTATTGGCACGGCGACGCCCGTCAGGGCCAGTAAAAAGCTTTTCGTAACGACGGCCAAAATACCCGGCTAACCAGTCGGGTATTTCATGCAGGTATTGAGCACGCCATTTATGATCCTGCGGGTTTACAGCCCACAGGCGGCGCTCCGTGATTGTCACGTCTGCCGGTGTACCTGGCGCGAAGGTTTCACGCCGCCAGGCATCAACGGCGTAGCAATCCTCGTTTATTGCCAGCGTCATGCGCTGGCCTCAGGATTCGTCGGTAAAGGCCATTTAAGTATCAGTTCTGCCGCCATTTTCGGGCTTGCAGCTGCCGCACCAACACTACGCGGCGCATTAACCTTTAAGGCTTCAAACCCTGCATAAAGGTAATGCACCATTTCCAGATCGCTGTTTGACGCTACTACCTGAACTCCACGTTCAGCCAGGCGCCGCAGCTTACGCGCCAGCCGCCCCTGATCCATGTGCGAAAAACCACGCTCATGGTAAGCGGTGAAATTATCGCTATCTGTCAGATAAGGCGGATCGCAGTAAACAACGTCATTCCCGTCCCGAACCAAATCGAGCGTTTCTGAATAGTGGGCAGTAATGAATGTTGCGCGCTTTGCTTTTTCAGCAAAGGCGCAGATTTCATCAGCAGGGAAATAAGGCTTTTTGTACTTACCGAACGGAACATTGAACTGACCGCGGCGATTGTACCGGCACAGGCCATTAAAGCAGTGCCGGTTCAGGTACAGGAAACGCGCAGCAGCTTCTACGGATTCCGAACCAAAGGATTTACCTGACAGGTTGAACGCATCACGCACCGCGTAATAGAAAACCGCTCGGCTTTCTTCGTCACCTAACGAACCGGCAGTAAACAGACTCTCCAGCTCATTAAGCAACGCATCTGTGTGATATGCCATCGCTTTATAAAGATTAACCAGATCAGGATTCACATCTGCAATCAGATACTCGTCATAATCCGTATTCATCATGACGGCACAGGAACCGGCGAACGGTTCAACCAGGCGTTTACCTTCTGGAAGATGCTGGCGCAACTTCGGCATAAGGCGGGCTTTGCTGCCCACCCATTTAAGAGGAGTTTTTACTGCCATGCGGCACCGCCCTTACCAAAAATCACCGATTCTTCGCGCAACAGTTCAATTATTTCAGCAGCATTAAGCCCCTCGGTGGTCGCATGGGTGGCCAGCTTATCCAGACGAGAGGAAAACAGAACGGCGGCTGCTGCCTTTCCCTCATCTACGGCTTTTTTTAAGATTTCCTGATAGTTTGAAAGAGGAGTAGTAACGTTTACTTCAGAGCTAATTTGTGCCATTTCAATATCCTCAAGACAAAAGAATCCCCGGCCACTTGAACCGTGGCCAAAAAATTCAGGTTGTTAATTAGTGAAAAGCGGGTTGTGTAGTGATGGCTGAATAATTCGGTGCCGGAATAAGGTGAAGCTCATAGGTTGTCCGCCACCACTCCTGGATCAGCGCCTTTATCTCGCCAACACCCAGCGCCCCGGCTGTATAGAAAATTGCGCGAATCCCCGCCAGTGCTTCAATCTGTGCCTCTTTGCTCTCAGCTTCGCGGTACACGCAGCACCAGAAAGCGGCATTGATCGCCAGCCAGTGGCGCTGGTTAGTCATGTGTTCGGTGTCATTGAAGAAGAACGGATGCAACGCAATGCGGCCATTTTTACTGGCGCTTTTCTCTGCAAACGCTACCGCGTAGTTATGCGGGACTCCCCACACAGCCAGTTCAGCCCCCAACGATTTACCCTCTACAGAAATAATGCTCATCAGTGATTCCCCTGCTGCAATTTATGGACAATATGAGGTGCGATAATCATCTGCACTTTGTTCCTGGTATTAATGGGATGGACGATTTTTACTGGACGTTCAGCGGTTCGTCTGGAGAAATCACTGTCCCGTAAACTCCCGAATCCGCTAAAAGTTAAACGAGCACGGGAAATTCCCTGGCGCAGCTGTATCATGTCCCGATACTCCAACCGCTCAAAAAGTTCTCGCCAGCAACAATTACTTAAGCTGCGTTTAAAAACGCCGGATCTGGAATTGATTGCAGCAGCATGAAGAACCACCCCGCGCCATTCTGGTGTCAGGTTGTCCCACCATTCAGCGGCTTCACTGCTAGTACTGAAATATTTGCGCCGAATCTTTTTAAGATGATCCAGCCCACGCTTTTGCTGTTCCTGGTTAATTGCCATAACGCCCCCCAACCATTCCCAGCAGGCGGCAGGTTTTAGTCGTCAGGAAACGCAGAACAGAACCGCCTTTCATCTGGACAGACTCATGTGCATTGAATTTATAGGTGTGACCAGGATTCCAGCGCTGGCCGTTCGGCAGTTCTATCCAACCGGTTGAACCATAGGGTAACTGCATAGCCGGTGATTCTTTTTTCAGGTAAGTCACAAACGCTTTCATTGTTTCCCTCACTGCGTAACAGTATGATTGCCGGGGTATTTAGCCATGCCCGGCACATGGGTATGCGATCGAGTACCGGAGGATCTGCCAAGACATCCCGGTTTAAAATTCAACCACACACAGGAGCTACAAACATGGCCGACGATGACGACAACAAATTTCATCGACTTCATAAACCCGCACCTGCCCCACTGAAGGATCAGAGTGAGAAAGGTGAGAAAAAACAGGAATAAACGACTATGAGTAACCAGCCAGCAACTGACCTGATATTTCAGGCCACCTACTGCTATTACCTCGAAGTGATGACCGAAACATTCAACCGGCGCACTGATAACCTGATGAATTTTTTGCTTATCCTTACTGGAGGACTTACTAGCGTCGGCGTTCAGTTCGGCTGGCTGTGCGGTATTCTCGCTGTTATTTTTTCTGCCTACCGGGTGGCATATAAACCCGCCGATAAAGCAGCCTGCGCAGATGCCCAAAAAAAGCGATACTCCCGGTTGCTTAGTGATATCCATGCAGCAAGTGATGCTGAAATCGCCAGACGTCTGGATGAACTCGAAGAATTCGACAGTAACGCCCCGACTTCCCTCTACAACCCCGCAAGAAACAGAGCATCTATCGAGCTTCGCCGCGACATTGAACCACTGACGAAGTTTGAAAAACTCATGGCCTTGCTGGCGGGTGGTATTCCTAAGTAATTGCATAACAATTTCTTCTATGGTCATGGCGCTGTTATAGCGCCTTGTTCACATCAAACCGGTGGCATTCGTCGTGACCAGATCCACCGCTGCGGCTAAAACCGGCGCAGAATGGATACGGCTTTCAACGGTGTAAGCCAACACGGAAAGGCTACGGATAGCATCGCGAGCGCGATCAAGAATTTGTGTACGGCGGGCGGCGGTCATGTGCTCTGTTGATACCGCTTCCCCAGCAATCGCGCCCACACTGGCGGTAGCGCTCAACGCGCAAAACTGCATATTCGCTTCAGTTGCGTTATTTACCGGCACTGATGGCAAACAATTAATTTGCGAAAGCATTCCATCCAGCAGACGCGCATCTTCTGTATGGTCAGTAATGGCCAGAAGTTCATCACAGGTCAGGCGATGCGGTTGTAACGGATTTAACTTATTGCGTAACAACTGTGGTCTCATACCAACGGCAGCGGCCACATCTTCCAGATTGTGTGCTAGCGCGAACGCTCGGCAAGCGGCATTAAAGTGCGCATGTTTAGAAGTCTGATAATCAAACATAGTTTTATCCCTAAAAATATTTAATATTGATAAGGAGTTAAGAAACCCACGGACTTTGGTCTGCAGTCCATGCCAGCCAATCGACATAAACCCGCTCGCCGCGTTTATCTTTTGGTTTGATCTTCAGACGACCATTTTGATACCAATAGCGGGCGCGACGCAGGGGAACGCCGGAACGTTCACAAAAGGTGTTTAAATCTACCCAACGGTTTTCGCTATATGTTGAAACGGTGGATGTCATAAGGCAAAATCCTCTAACTATGGCTGTCAGTCAGTGTCAATGTTTGGTAGCCAGTGTGAATCGATGTAAGGTTTTAGTGTTCATGAGCATGGTATGAACACTAAAATGAAATGTCAACAAAAAATGACAACTTTAGGTGTTCACTATGAATTTAGAGACGGGTGCGCGTGAGGCTATCGAACGCATATGTGAGGTTTACGGATTCACATCGCGTAACCAATTAGCTAAACATATTGGAATCACTAACAGTTCGCTTGGTAATAGGATAATGCGGGATAACTTTCCAGCAGATATTGCAATTAGATGTGCGCTTGAAACAGGGGCCGCATTGCATTGGCTTGTTACAGGCGATGGCCCGAAATTCGATCATGCCTTCAGTGATACCGTAAGAATTCCTTCATATAAATTTGAAGGAACAAAATTGGTGAAAACAGCATCATTTTTGTTCGATAAGGCAATGCTTCCCGACCACGTAGGCAACCCGGAAATCATCACCGAAGGAAACGCCAAATATCTGGTTGATAGAGCCGACTACCCCGCTGCCGATGGCAAATATCTGATTGAATACTCCGAAACCCAAAGCATTAAAGAACTAACACTATTACCGGGTAATAAGCTGCGCATCGACTGGGGAAAATACCCGCTCGATTGTGAAATCGGCGACGTAAAAATAATAGGCAAAGTCATCATGACGATGGTGGTTAACACTTAATGGCGGTTCGTAAAATAGACTCTGGCGAATGGCTATGCGACCTGCGGCCTACTGGCGTCAAGGGAAAACGCATTCGCAAAAAATTTGCCACTAAAGGCGAAGCGCTGGCTTATGAAAAATACATTGCCAGCGAAATGGAAGAAAAGCCATGGTTAGGTGAAAAGCAAGATAATCGACGACTATCAGAACTGATTGAACAGTGGCACGACCTTTACGGCCGTACACTCTCTGATGCGGATCGGATGATGTCAAAATTGAAAGGTATCTGTGCGGGCATGGGCGATCCCATAGCGGCACAAATCACATCCGCAGATTTTAGCCAATATCGTGAGGGCCGATTAAAAGGTGAAATTCCCGATGTTAACGGTCGACTAATGCCGATACAGCCCCAGACGGTAAATCATGAGCAGCGCAACCTCTCAGCTGTATTTGGTACGCTAAAAAAACTGGGGCACTGGTCATTACCTAATCCTCTGGCAGGTATTCCAACATTCAAAGTTGATGAAAAAATGGTTTCTTTTTGTACCCAGAAGAGATCAAAAGCCTGCTGCAATACCTATCAGAATCAAGCAGTGATAGCGTACTTATAATCACCAAAATCTGCTTGGCTACAGGGGCCAGATGGAGTGAGGCCGAAAATTTAGAAGGTGCGCAGGTCACGCCGTATCGGATAACCTACAAGAACACCAAAAATGGAAGAGTCAGATCGATTCCTATCTCGAAAGAACTGTATGACGAAATTCCGAAAAAACGTGGGCGTTTGTTCACGCCATGCCGTAAGACTTTTGAACGAGTAGTGGCTAAAGCGGGCATTGAGTTACCTGACGGGCAATGCACACACGTACTGCGTCATACATTTGCCAGTCATTTTATGATGAACGGTGGAAACATCCTTGTCCTCAAAGAAATACTTGGGCATTCAGATATAAAAATGACAATGATTTACGCACATTTCGCGCCTACACATTTAGAAGATGCTGTACTTAAAAACCCTTTGGCTAACCTTTAACGAGATCCACATAGTGTCCATTCAGCGTGTCAGTGGCTGTTATTAATTGTCAGTGATTGTTAATCATCCCTTTGATTTATAACATAACTCATTGTTTTTCTGTACCTATTGGAAGAATGTAGGAATTTCGGACGCGGGTTCAACTCCCGCCAGCTCCACCAAATCATGATTCGGATACGTCCGGTGAAGTACAGAAAGCCCGCACAGCACAAGCACTGCGGGCTTTTTTGTGTCTGTCATTGTCCGAGTACATCCGGCTAAATCCGGTGATTATTGGTATACGTTTAGGTATACGGTAGGATGTATACCTAAAAGCGTATACCAATTCATGAAGGAGCGGCCACAGTGGCACGGACAACGCGCTCCCTGACCAACACCGAAGTTCTGCGCGCTAAAGCGTTAGAGAAGGATCTAACGCTGCATGATGGCGATGGCCTTTTCCTGATAGTGAAAACCAGCGGGAAAAAGCTCTGGCGCTTCCGTTATCAACGTCCGGCGACAAAACAGCGGACAATGATGGGGCTAGGTGCTTTCCCCGCCCTTTCGCTTGCTGATGCTCGCGGACTAAGAGCGGATTACCTTGCCTTATTAGCCAACGGAATCGACCCGCAAATTCAAGCTGAAGTTGCAGAGGAACAGCAGCAAATCGCTCTGGACAGTATTTTTTCGACGGTCGCTGCTAACTGGTTCAAGCTCAAAAGCAAAAGCGTCACCCCTGATTACGCAAAAGACATTTGGCGTTCACTGGAGAAAGATGTATTCCCTGCCATCGGTGAGATCCCTGTTCAGCAAATCAAAGCCCGAACATTGATTGAAGCGCTTGAGCCAATAAAAGCTCGTGGGGCACTTGAGACAGTACGCCGGTTGGTGCAGCGCATTAACGAAATAATGATTTATGCTGTCAACACTGGTCTGATAGATGCGAATCCAGCATCAGGTATTGGAATGGCTTTTGAGAAGCCCAAAAAACAAAACATGCCGACGCTTCGGCCAGAAGAGTTACCAAAACTCATGCATTCTTTGGTGATGTCAAATCTCTCTGTTTCGACTTGCTGTTTCATTGAATGGCAACTCCTGACGCTTGTGCGCCCTTCTGAAGCCTCCGGTGCCCGTTGGGCAGAGATCGATCTCGATACGAAGCTCTGGACTATTCCAGCCGAACGGATGAAAGCTAAGCGGGAACACATTGTTCTTTTATCACCACAGGCATTAGAGATTCTGGATGTAATGAAGCCAATTAGCGCTCACCGAGAACATGTTTTTCCCAGCAGGAATGATCCAAAACAAGCTATGAATAGCCAGACGGCTAATGCTGCTTTAAAACGAATTGGATTCGGAGGTAAGCTTGTAGCACATGGGTTACGTTCAATTGCGAGTACGGCTATGAATGAGGCCGGTTTTAGCCCAGACATAATTGAGGCAGCTCTAGCACATAGCGATAAAAATGAGGTGCGACGCGCATATAATCGCTCAACTTATTTAGAGCAGCGAAAAGATCTGATGTCTTGGTGGGGTTTATTTGTTAATAAGACTATTAAATAAGGACTTGCACACATGTCAAACGAACTATTTAAAGCATTCAGGGCATCAGAATTACATGACAAGAATATTAATTTTCTAATTGGATCAGGTGCTTCAGCTTCATTTATACCAACACTTAAAATTAATGATGATTTCACTTATGAAGATATACTCACAGATAGTGATTATAGTGAAATAAAGGATTTCATTTACTACCAGTACTACAAAAATATTTTACGCAAGAGTTTCTGCTTCTTCAAAAGAGATGACGATGCAGACTTGCGTAAAACCCGTAGGGAAACACTCAGTGCATACCAAGAGTTAATTGATAATATTGTAAACCTTATAAATAGGAAGGGCGCCAATCAAATTCGGCGAGCCAATATTTTCACAACCAACTATGATTTGTTTTTCGAAAATGCTTCTGATAAGTTACTTCGTAATTCCACTAATTTTATTTTTAACGATGGTGCGAGAGGATTAAAAACACGCTACCTTCAAATCAGTAATTTTCACACATCAACTTGGCATCAGGGTACAAATGATCTTTATAAATTTGAAATACCAACAATAAACCTCATAAAAATGCATGGTTCTGTTTCTTGGAGAAAAGTAAATGAGGAAAAAATTGAAGTAAGTTATCCAAACTCTTATCCAAAAGATTTGGAAGTTGATTTAGATATTCCAGACATCCAAACGGCAATTAAATTAATTGAAGATTTTACACTTACTCATACGGCTAAGGAAAGTTTAGCCCTGACAAATGAGGATGAATTGGCGCTTAAGGAATTCAGAAAAGAATATGATAAACTTGCCATCGTAAATCCAACCAAAGCAAAGTTTGAAGAAACTGTTTTCCAACAGCATTATTATCAATCACTTAGACTTTTAAGTTATGAACTTGAGAAACCTCAAACTGTTCTAATCTGTTTTGGTTTTTCTTTTAAAGATGAACACATTCGAGAAATAATTTCTCGATCGCTCAGCAATCCCTCATTGATAGTTTACGTTTTTTGCTATAAACATGAATCCAAGTCTGAAATAAACGAGTTGATAAATAACAAGAAAATTATTTTTATTTACCCAGAAAACAATGATGATGGCCATTTCATCGACTTAGATAGATTCATAGATTGTATTTTTTCTGTCAGCGGGATTGATTCAATGGAGGGGTTAACATGCAGTTTATAATTGGGTATGTTACAGCTGTAAGAGGAACGTCTGTCCGTGCGATCGTTCACCCAAACCTCTATCAGACCACGTATATATATGATGGAAGATTATATCGTGGCGTTGCTATAAATGAATTTATTGTTATAAAAAAAGGATATCATGATATTATTGGAAAAATTGAGGGTGAAGAAATAATTGAAAAGAAAAACTTTGACAACTCTCAGCCTAATCATGAAAAATTTGATAGATTTGTAGATATAAAAATCATTGGGTACATTTCTGAAAATAAATTCAAATCAGGTATTAAATACCTTCCAATGATTCAGGATGAGTTACATCTAATTTCGGACAAACTCATTTCCGCAGTATATTCTTTCGAAGGAAAAGTAGATGCCAAAACAATACACATTGGTAAATCACTCCTTGAAGAGATACCTATTCACATCCCAATAAATGGTATATTTAATTCACACATAGGGATATTTGGGAATACAGGAAGTGGTAAATCCAATTCTTTAGCAAAGATATATAGCGAATTATTCACTTGCATTGGAAAAAGATTATTTAAAAAATCCATGTTTGTATTCATTGATTTTAATGGCGAATATAAACCCATCCACAACCAATTGAATGATAAAAGCAATTACATTGTGCTTGACACGCATTTAAAGAATGGCAATCAAAAATTAAAAAATCAGAATTTTGGGATGTGGAATTACTTTCAGTCTTGTTTTCAGCCACAGAAAAAACCCAAAAGCCATTTCTTAACATCCTTGTAAGAAATAGACTCAAGTATGGTGATGAGCTTAATGACTACTTCCATGAAACAATTAGGGTTATGTTTGGTCAAAATCAGCATCGTGAAACGATCAGCGTTTTACGGTCAATAATTAACATAGTCAACCCTGCGAAATCAAAAGAAATAAATTCCGAGTTATCTGAGTTTAGTTGGTACTCAAAAGGGGAAAGTAACAAGTATTATAGGAATGGGAGTTTTTATAACACTCCGGATGGTTACCTTGCTCATCTTCCTTCACTGACTGACACTAATATAGATATTGAAACGCTATCATCTTTTCAGCAAATAATTGTCAGAGCAACTCTTCAACTTATAAATTCCGTTTCTAGGAATTATGTACAATACGAACATATCAGTCCATTAATTGCCAAGATAAATGCCTCAACTGGCTCACTAGAAAAAGTAATTGAGATAATTGATGATATTGAAATAGAAGCCAAACCATTATTATTCATATCATTAAAAAACTGCAACCAAGAAACAAAAAAACAATTCCGATGTTGATTGCAAAGTGTTCTTTTTTGGAACATAAGAAAAAAGACGCTTCAAAAAACAGCTTCCACCTTATCATTGACGAGGCTCATAATATATTATCAGAGACATCAACTAGAGAATCTGAGACATGGAAAGATTACCGACTAGAATTATTTGAGGAAATAATTAAAGAAGGGCGAAAATTTTCATACTTCGTAACTATTGCGAGTCAACGACCAGCAGACATATCACCAACAATAATTTCTCAAATTCATAATTACTTCCTTCATCGTTTGGTTAACGAAAATGATTTGTTCTTACTAAAAAATTCTATAAGTAACCTTGATAGTTCTTCGCGCAGTTTAGTTCCTATATTACCATCCGGAGCCTGTGTCGTATCGGGCACCGCATTTCATACTCCTATGATCATTCAAGTTCAGCGCCTCCCATCAGAATTAGCGCCTGAAAGTGATACTATTAATCTCGATACATTTTGGTAGTAACTGGTATTACTTTGACGACGAGCCTCTAAACCTATATTTAGCTAACCTGCCGTCATTGGACGGCTTTTATCATTTCCCCTAGCCGCACCTACTTAGAAATCAATGGAACCTATACTCCTCCGTTGAGATTTCACACCGCCATTTGCTACAAGCATACGCCATATTGAAGCATTCTGACTGCGAAAATATATATCAACGTTAGCGCGAAATTGTAAATAGACCCGTTTTAGTTCCAGGCGTTTTTTGAGATCCCGGCCAAATGATTGTGTTGCCGATATTCCTCCGGCGTCATATTGTTCAGTGATTCATGAGGGCGTTCACAGTTATATTCTGACACCCATCTTTCCGTGATTTCCCGCACTTCATTCAGCGTTCTGAACAGATAAAAATCGAGTATTTCTGTACGGTATGTTCGGTTAAAGCGCTCAATAAAAGCGTTCTGCGTCGGCTTACCCGGCTGAATAAATTCCAGTTTTACTGCATGTTGCTCTGCCCATTCAGCCAGTGCAAGTGAGATAAATTCCGGACCATTATCCATGCGTAGCATGACCGGATAGCCGCGATCCTGTCGAGTACACGGACCACGCGCAAGGCTGGCAGATTCAGATCGATTTCAATCGATAATGCCTCACGGTTAAAGTCATCAACGACATTGAACGTGCGAAAACGACGGCCACAGACCAGGGCATCATGCATAAAATCGACAGACCAGCTCTGGTTCAGCGCTTCCGGTGTGGCCAGTGGCGAGGGATTACGCACCGGCAACCGTTGTTTGCCTTTACGGCGAAAATTCAGCTTCAGCAGACAATAAATACGATGGATCCTTTTGTGATTCCACGGGTATCCCTGCCGCCGCAGAACCTGGAAAAGTTTTGGAAAACCGTACCGTGGGTATCGCTCTGCCACCGCCTGCAATGCGACAATAACGGGTTCGTCACGCGTGGTATCCGGACGGTAATGGTAAACCGTTCTGCTCAGGTTCAGACTCCGGCAGGCCTGACGGATACTGAGTCCAAATGTCGTTATCAGATGAGTGACCAGCTCACGCTTAAAGGCTGGTTTTAAAGCTTTTTTTCGATAACGTCTTTCAGCGCCCGGTTCTCAAGGCTCAGGTCGGCAAACATCTGTTTGAGACGCCGATTCTCGTCCTCAAGATCCTTGATCTTTTTAATATCAGAAGCCTCCATGCCGCCGTATCTGGACTTCCAGTTGTACCAGGTGGCTTCAGATATACCGGCCTCCCGGCAGACATCTTTAACGGTTCGTCCGGCTTCAACCGATTTAATTACGGCAATGATCTGATGCTCAGTAAAACGGGCTTTACGCATAGCGATCTCCTTTGTTGGCAGATTGATTATGCCGGAGGATCTCTAAATGTGAATGGCACGATTATGCGGGATACTTACACAATGCTCTCCCCGCCACGCCTGCCCGCTTAAGGGACCGCTTTTAATGCAGGTGCAAAAGTGGCCTCAGGCTGCGCCGCGACAGGCACAGGCAAGGAGTGCAGGGGCGAGAAGACGCATGCAAAACCATGCACCTTATGGATGCATGGCTTAATTCGGGAAAATGACGGGATTTACAGGGATTTTTTGACAGACTACTGCGCGGCCAGTCCGGCACGTCGACGGGTGTAAATCATGTTCTGTGCAGGGGTGAATTTTTCACGATTATCATCCTGCGAAGGCGCGTCAGGCCTGTATCCGATGGCCGTTAAAATGTCGTTATTCTGTGCAGAATAATTAATTTCATTTCCTGCGGCCAGCCAGACGGAAAGGGCTTCACGGAGATATGCCATCGAACGGTCAAGCGCGCGGTTTTTTATCATCGCGGGCTGGTTCTTAATCCCCATCAGTTCTGGTGCCAGTGCGGCGGTCAGCTCCGCGCCGTTCTGCTGCATAAAATCATGCAGCCGGTTACGGATGCTGATGCGCTGTACTTCCTCATGCGAGAAGATGTAGCGACCGGCGGCCTGATTAACCTCCCATTTTTTTACGTCAATCAGGTCACGCAACGACTGTAATCTGCGGGAGCCTGATGCGTTGTCATCCAGCAATAATTCCTGATATTCCTGCTCTGCGGCGGTCAGTTCGGCTTTCCGGTTCAGCTAGGCCGTTTTGTTCGTCTGACAGGCATCATAGGCCTGCTGTAAGGTCAGGGTGGTCACGGATTGTCTCTCCTGATTAATGGCGGAACGGCGAGCTGTAGCAGCCTTTTACCTGACGGGGTGCCACGGGGGCTGTCGGCACCGGCGCGGGTTTCTCATTGACGACCGGCGAACGTATTGTAAGTATCACTTCAAAGATGGACTCATGCGTTTTGAATGTCGCCGAGCAGTGCACATTCTGGCACTGCAGGTAACTCTCTTTGACGCTGTCAGACATATAGCGGCTGGTACGAACGTGGGCCGCCGTGCGGCAGAATGGGCAGCTCTTTCTTGAGGTGACCGGGCCGGGCGGGAGCGAAAAAAGTATTCTGGCCGAAATTGCGACCATGCTTGCCGGGGAAGATAATGCCGCATCGGCCCCCATCGAAACGCTGGAATCACCGCGCGAACGCGCCGCGCTGATTGGCTTCTCGCTGATTCGTCTGCCTGAGCAGGAAAAGTGGAGCGGTGACGGGGCAGGACTCAAGGCCATCACCGGCGGTGATGCTGTATCGGTCGACCCGAAATACAAGGATGCGTACTCCACCCATATTCCGGCGGTGATTCTGGCCGTGAACAATAACCCGATGCGCTTTTCCGACCGCAGCGGCGGTGTTTCCCGTCGCCGGGTGATCCTGCATTTCCCGGAACAGATTGTCCCGAAGGAACGCGACCCGCAGCTCAAGAACAAAATCGCCCGCGAGCTGGCCGTGATTGTGCGCCAGCTAATGCAGAAGTTCAGCGACCCGATGACCGCCCCCCCTGCTCCAGTCACAGCAGAACTCCGACGAGGCGCTCAGCATCAAGCGCGACGCCGACCAGGCATTTGATTTTTGTGGCTATCTGGAGGCACTGCCGGAGCCTGACGGTATGTATATTGGCAATGCCAACATCATTCCGCGTCAGCCGCGTCTGTATTTGTATCATGCCTATCTGGCGTATATGGAAGCCCACGGCTACAGGAATACCCTGAGCCTGACTATGTTCGGTAAGGGGTTGCCAGCCATGCTGAAAGAATACGGGCTGAATTACGCCAGGCGGTGAACAAAACAGGGGATGCAGACGAATCTTGCGCTCAGGGAGGAAAGTAACGACGACTGGCTGCCCCGGTGCGACGAAACCACCGCAACATAACCTACCCGGACCGGCATCAGCCGGTCTTTTTTTATCTGAAATCCCGGAAGGTGAACAGTAAAGCGTTCACTGCTCACGGACCGTTAACCATATATCAGATTGAAATTAAAGATAAATAATGGCGTGTGAACAGTTTTCCGTAAAAAAAGTTTTTTCATTACCTGGCCTCGATTTCATCACAGAACCAATGCCTAAACATACCCCCTGCAGTCTACCAATCGCGATCTATTGAATCAATTTCACTCGGGGAAAACTGTGTTTTCTACTATCGATTTCCAATTATTCAGTTGTGAAATTGCCTCGCTCAAACTTTGAGTCTCATGGGCCGGTTCGGCATAAGAAAGACTTAAAATTGTCGTAAGACACATAGTGGAAACTGGTACACCATCATCAGACGGGTTTCTGATACTATTTAAATATTGAAAAACGGCCGTTGATATAGCTTCGCTATAGTTTTCTTTAAGTATTTTAAGCAGTGGGCGAATCACGTCAAGAACAGCTTGTCCATATTCTAAAGCCTGCTCCTCACTCGGAATCATTCCTTTATGAATGACCCCATTACGAAATTTTATTTTATTATTATTGAGCAAAGTGGGTTTACAACCTAATTCCAATAGATGTAGGAATATGAATGCACCTAGTTGTCTTTCTGATTGATTTGAAACTTCTTTCCATGCTTCAACCACTTTCGATTCACTGATACCTTTCGAAATGCATACTACTTTTATGAAGAACTCATAGAATCTTTCCAATGAAGAAGTAAATGATGAAACTGCCTCTCGATAGTAACCATCGATGATTGCATATGCGCCAATATCGAAAAGAATTTCGAATTTTTGTTGTTGTAAAAACGTGATGGAGGTATGCCCTTTAAGGCACGTCATTTCATATCTGCCATCCTCTCGGAATCCAACTGACGACAAGTTCGTAATTATAGGAAGAGAGCTTTCACTAGTGCCAATCATTTGATTTGTAATGAATTCCTTCAAACACACTGGACATGAGGATTGTAGTTTCATGCCTAACTCACTGTAAGTAGTGGAAATTACTGGTATACATCCATTTTGGGTAAAAGACAATTCTTCCAGCGAGAATGCAAAAGTGAACAGTAAAGTGTTCACTGTTCACGGACTGTTCATCATGTATCAAATTGAAATTAAAGATAAATAATGACGAGTGACCAGTGTGAAAAGTTTTCCGTAAAAAAGTTTTTTCTTATGTGATCTATTCAAAAACAATTTTGCTTAACCACAGAAAACATTGCAACAAATCGCCATTGGTATACGCTTAGGTATACAAATGAAAGCTGAATTGGCAAATCAACAATAAAAAATTAGGTTGAAAATAGTATTCAGATTCCGCCAGCTCAATGAAGTTCACTAAGCCCGCACAGCATAAGCTCTGCGGGCTTTTTTACATCTATTGCCGCCTGGTGAGAATTGCTGAGAGCCTCACGGGCATTGACGTCAAATGACGCAGGGTGATAGGGCAAAACACCAAAAGTCTCACCAATAACTCCCGAAAGAATTGGAATACGAAAGTCAAAGAAAATAGAACACTCACTGAGAGTCCTGCCTGGCTGGGGCAAAGCTCGCAGTCAGACTGTCGAGCATAAAGATAAGCAGTTGCCCGTGAGACGCCAGGATGTTGGGCTACAGTATCCATAGATTTACGAAAATTCAGCAGACCTTCTTTGCGAAGTTTAATGATCAATTCTTTTCTGTCAGCTGCTTTAAGCGTCCTGGCCGTAGTGGCACGAGCAGCGGCGAAACTATCTATGCGCTGTCGAATGGTCTCTGTTCCTCCAGGATCAATATTTTCTCACGGAGTTTTTTATTACCGTAGGTGTTATTCAGCGTAATCCGAAGACGTGATCCTGCTCACCCAGTCAAACATAACTTGCATATGATTGCCATTGGATGTCCTCACACCAACCTGACACGCATTTACACCTGTCGTTTTGCCAGTCAAAACCTGTCCATACTTCATATAGATTTTGATACCGACTCCCTGTTTATAGCACTTATTGCAAATCGAGAAATAATCTCTTCTCGATGGAGTATATTGCTGAAGATTAAATTCGTCAGCTGGCACCAGCGAAAGATTAAAAGCGTTATTACCTGGTAATTCTTCAAGAATTGCCAGAGACTCTAATTTAACTTCAATGCGCTTATTTCCTTTAGGTTCATCCGAAGCCAGAATCAAATTTTCCTTCGGATTAAACTTCGCAATGTAGCCTGTGATTATCCGGGAATTATTACTCACCAATCGAACAGGGATATCATTAAAACGTAGAAATTGAACTCGACGAGCAAGCATAGAATAATCCCGCGGCCATATTTCAGCCTCTCGCCCGTAGGAAATATCATTTACAGCTATACATTCCATAAAGATATATTCATCTATGCTGAATGAAAAAGCCCCGGCTTCACGGGGCTGAATAAAACGAAATAAATTAACGTAACAGAGACAGCACGTTCTGTGGGACCTGGTTAGCCTGCGCCAGAACGGAAGTACCGGCCTGCTGCAGAATCTGCGCGCGAGACATGTTGGAAACTTCGGTCGCGTAGTCGGAATCTTCGATACGGCTACGCGCTTCAGACAGGTTGTTTACGGTATTGCCCAGGTTGGTGATAGCGGAGTTGAAACGGTTTTGTACCGCACCCAGATCAGAGCGCAGCGCATCCACCTGCGCCAGCGCGGCATCAATTTTCTGCAGCGGGTTTTCGGTGGTTTTAGCGGCTGCTTCCGCCAGCTCTGGTTGTGCTTTGAAATCATGACCAGCGGCTTTGCTGGCATTGTAGGTTTTACCGTCGATAGTAACGACTTCGGTTTTACCGTCTACGCCACCCAGTTGGTTAGCCGCTGTTTTGGTAGTGCCGTCAGCAGCAGTATAACTTGTGGTTTTAGCTTTAATTGCTCCTGTCGCTTCATCGTAATCTGCGGCGTAATACTTATCGCCAGCTTTAAGCGCATAGCCGCCTTCAATTGTCTTACCATTTTTATCGGTATAAGACATTTTGACCAATGTCGCGGCATTTGCATCGGCAGTGTCAACACCGCCAGCGATTAAGGCATTTTTAGCATCTGCTGAAACAACTGCTGGTGTATCTTTTAACTCCTGTACTTCTGTTTTAGTTGCCGCACCAGCAGGCATTGTGGTTTTAGTTGCACCCGTAGCAAGTGTAACTTTACCGTCAGTAGCAACGTTAACTTCATAATCGCCATTTTTGGCGGCATCAGCACCAGTAAAGCCACCAATAGTAACAAAGTACTTATTATTATCTGCGTCAAATTTAACTGTACCACCCGTTACAGCAGCCGTACCAGTCGTACCACCAATGGCCGCTTTGATGGCCGCATCATCAAGGCCTGAGGCATCCAGTGTAGTACCATTATCGGCATAAGCTTTCGTTGTTACTGCTGTATCTTTCACATCATACGCTTTCTGCACGTTCAGTGAGTCCAGACCCAGGGTCTGAGAGTTGATCTGCTTCAGATCGATATCGATAGTTTCACCGTCGTTGGCACCAACCTGGATGGTCAGGGTGTTGTCCTGCGCCAGGACTTTCACGCCGTTGAACTGAGTCTGGCCGGATACACGGTCGATTTCGTTCAGACGCTGGGTGATTTCAGCCTGGATAGAGTCGAGGTCAGACTGGGAGTTAGTGCTGTTAGCAGACTGAACCGCCAGTTCACGCACACGCTGCAGGTTGTTGTTGATTTCGTTCAGCGCGCCTTCAGTGGTCTGCGCAATGGAGATACCGTCGTTAGCGTTACGGGAAGCCTGAGTCAGACCTTTGATGTTCGCGGTAAAACGGTTAGCAATCGCCTGACCTGCCGCATCGTCTTTCGCGCTGTTGATACGCAGACCAGAAGACAGACGCTCGATAGCGGTGCCCAGTGCGGACTGGGATTTGTTCAGGTTATTCTGGGTCAGCAGCGACAGACTGTTAGTGTTGATTACTTGTGCCATAAAATTTTCCTTTTGGAAGGTTTTTGATAACCAATGTTATGCCAGGCTTACCTGTGTCATCCAGGTTATCGACACTTGAGGCATAAACTTTACTACTTTTTCTGTCTGTAATTGCTTACACCTAACAGTTTGATTAAAAAGCCTTTCTATGTGAACACTGCGTCTGGTAGTGTTTTGAGCGATGTCGTCTATAGCTGGATATAACATAGGCTTTATCGTGAGCGCGTTACACTATATATGTTAATGCGTTGAATTTTTTCTCTTTTTAATTAGATGCTGTCTTTTTCGTATACCCTTTCGGTTTATTTATGCCATACGCCTGTATTACAAAAATGTTATATCCATTCTGTTGTAATTTTTATTTTAATTCATTCGTTTTTTTATACGGTTTGCCGGAAAGTATCTGTATAAGGTGGATACGCCAATACCAAGGTTTTTGATAAAGCAATCTCCCATAAGAAAAGCGACTAAAATTCTTCCTTATCTGATGTAAAGGAGAAAATCATGGCTACTATTGGGTATATTCGGGTGTCAACAATTGACCAAAATATCGATTTACAGCGTAATGCGCTTACTTGTGCAAATTGTGACCGCATTTTTGAGGACCGTATCAGTGGCAAGATTGCAAACCGCCCCGGCCTGAAACGAGCGTTAAAGTATGTAAATAAAGGCGATACTCTTGTCGTCTGGAAATTAGACAGACTGGGCCGCAGCGTGAAAAACCTGGTGGCGTTAATATCAGAATTACATGAACGCGGAGCTCACTTCCATTCTTTAACCGATAGTATCGATACCAGTAGCGCGATGGGGCGATTCTTTTTTCATGTAATGTCAGCACTGGCCGAAATGGAGCGAGAATTAATTGTCGAGCGAACCCTTGCCGGACTGGCTGCCGCCAGAGCGCAAGGACGACTGGGAGGGCGCCCTCGGGCGATCAACAAACATGAACAGGAACAGATTAGCCGGCTATTAGAGAAAGGCCATCCTCGGCAGCAATTAGCTATTATTTTTGGTTTTCAAGAACCAATAAATCGTGTGGCTGATGCGCTATAA